GTAATTATGGTGGCGGATCCGGCGGTGCCGGTGGAGGGGGGAACGAGGGTTCTTTACCGGGAGTCGCAAATACGGGCGGTGGCGGCGCGGGGCAGAATGCTGGCAATGGTGTTGGTGGCGGCGCAGGCGGCTCTGGAATCGTTATTATTCGCTATGCCAATACATATCCTGCCGCAACATCAACCACAGGATCACCAACAATTACAGTATCTGGTGGTTATCGCGTTTACAAATGGACTTCATCAGGTTCAATCACATTTTAAGGAGTAAATTAAACATGGCACATTTTGCAAAAGTAGAAAACGGTATCGTTAAGCAAGTAATTGTTGCGGAACAAAACGTTATTGATACGGGTGTATTCGGTCACGGTTGGATTCAGACTTCTTTCAACACCCACGGCGGTAAGCACCCTGAAGACCGTCCCCTGCGTATGAACTACGCTGGTGTGGGCTACTCTTATGACGAGCAACGCGACGCATTTATCCCCCCAAAACCTCATGCAAGCTGGCTTTTGAATGAAGACACATGCCTGTGGGATGCTCCTGTAGCTATGCCTACAGATGACAAACAATACACATGGGATGAAGAGTCTGTAAGCTGGAAAGAAATTAAATGAGCATCCTGCTCGCCCTTCTATACCCCATTGCGGTTCAATATGAACGTGGCGGTTTATGGCGCGTTGTCATGCCGATTACTTTAGTCACCCTAGCGATTGATGTAATTGCAAACTTTACGGAGTTGGCTTTGTTGACTTGGGATTACCCCCGTGTGGGCGAGTACACATTCTCTGACCGCTTGCTTCGTCTTCAACACAACGAAGATTGGAGAGGCGTTATTGCCCGAGTCGTAGTACGATATTGCAACTTTTTTTACGCAACCCACATTAGAGGGTGATTTTATGGATGAGAAAGACCCCCTCACTGAGCGTGTAGATCAGCTTGAATCTAAGTTAGATGAACACATCGAGAAAACAGACAAGCGACTGGACACGCTGGGAGAGGCTTTTCCTAACAACGATGCTATGGGGCACAAAAGTTACCATGACCGGCTGATGCAAGAACGTATCCGACGCGCTGATTTTTACAACAAACTCAAGCTTGACGTTGTAAAATGGGCTACTATGGGAACTCTGGGCTGGGCTGCATACGCCCTCTGGGCGGCATTTTTAAAGGGGCCAAAATAATGTTCGGGTTAGACGCACTCTTAAATATCGGTGGCAAGCTCATTGACAAGCTAATTCCTGACCCCGAGCAGAAGGCCAAAGCTCAACTAGACTTAGCCAAAATGGCGCAAGACGGTGAGCTAGCTAAGATGGCTAACGACACAAAGCTGTATGAAGTAGAGCAGACCAATATCAGCGACCGCTGGAAAGCGGACATGTCCTCGGACTCTTGGCTGTCGAAAAACATTAGGCCTATGGCGCTTATCGCCATTTTTGTAGCTTACTTTGTGTTCACTATGATGAGCGCGTTTGGATACAACGCACAAGAATCTTACGTGCAGTTGCTGGGCCAGTGGGGCCAGATTATTTTCCTAGCGTATTTTGGTGGTCGCACCGTAGAGAAGCTAGCTGATATGCGTAGTAAGAAATGAATCTAAGCCATAACTTCACCTTTGAAGAACTAACCCACACTGACCACCGTGAGTTGGACAACACGCCGACGGACAAAGAGTCGTGCATCATTGAGGGCCACGAGGTGTTTATTGATGCCGTAGCTAACCTCTCTCGCCTAGCAGAGTTTTTGGAGCGCATTAAAGCGCTTCTCGGTGGCAGACCTATCATGGTAAATAGCGCGTTTCGTTCAGAGGCGGTCAACGCTGCTGTAGGTTCTAAGCGTACCAGCGACCATAGGCGTGGCTGTGCAGCGGATATCAGGGTGCCCAACCTTACTCCTGACCAAGTAGTACGCGCCATCATTGATAGCGACTTGGAATATCAGCAGGTGATCCGTGAGTTTGACAGGTGGACGCACGTTTCCATCCCCACTTATGAGGGTAGCCCTGCAAAGAAATCAAAACTTATTATTGACAAAAACGGCACTCGTCCATTTGTCTGAAGGGTAAACCGTGCCCTTAAAGAAGATACAACTCAAACCCGGGGTCAACAGGGAAAACACTCGATACACCAACGAAAACGGTTGGTACGACTCCGACAAGATACGGTTCCGTCAAGGAACACCTGAAAAGATCGGTGGCTGGCAGCAAATATCCGCAGCTACTTTCCTTGGAACTTGTCGCTCTTTGTGGACATGGGTGACGCTCAACTCTGAAAAACTAGTTGGCATTGGTACCAACTTAAAGTTTTACATTTCAAGCGGTGGGCAATATTACGATGAAACGCCATATAAAACAATTAACCTACTAGGTTCTAATCCATTTAGAACAGACGTTGGGGCCAATCAGACTGGTAGCGGGGGGCCGTACACCATAGTTACTGTTACTGATGCAGCAAACAGCGCTAGGCTAGGTAACTACATTGACCTGTACAACGCACCCACTGTCAATGGTGTGGTACTTACGGGTAGTTTTTTAATTACTCTTGTTAATATTGGTTCTTACGCAATCTTAGTTCCCGGCACTGCCGCTGCTTCTGGCACGGGTGGTGGCACTGGGGTGTATGCCTTCTATGAGATTGATACTGGCCCTGAGTTTGCTATTCCCCTAACTGGCTGGGGCGCAGGTGCTTGGGGCTCTGGTACTTGGGGTGTAGGCTCTACGGGAATTGATCCTGTGCGTTTGTGGAGCCAGTATAACTTTGGTGAAGATCTGATCTTCGGCCCTCGTGGGGGTGGTATTTACTACTGGGATGCCACTACAGGCTACCGTACTTCCGTAGCTACAGTCACTATTGCAAGTCCAGCGGTAGCAACGTTTACAGTTTCTTTACCCAATGGTACTGCTGTGCAGCTTTTGACTACGGGTAAATTACCTACGGGCTTAGTCCCCGGCACGGTGTATTACGTAGTCAACGCATCTGGAACAACATGTAACCTAGCAGCTACGCCGGGTGGGGCGGCAATCGTCACTACAGGTACGCAGTCGGGGACACACTACCTGTCATCCCGTGGTATCAATGTGGCTAATCTTGCTAACGCTACTGATGTACCCATCCGTCAGAACTTGATTTTTGTTTCGGATATCAATCGTTTTGTATTTACTTTAGGCTGTACTGAGTACGGATCAACACTGTTTGACCCCATGCTTATTCGCTGGGCGGATCAAGAGTCTGTAACCGACTGGGCACCAACAGCTACAAACCAAGCTGGCTTTTTGCGTCTTTCTCATGGGTCGCAGATTGTCACTGCGGTGCAATCCCGCCAAGAGATTTTGGTGTGGACAGACTCATCGCTGTACACCTTACAGTACGTAGGTGCGCCTATTGTTTGGAAAGCTGACATTGTTGGTGATAGCCTTTCTATTGCGGGGCAGAACGCTGTTTCTTATGCTAACGGTGTGTCTTACTGGATGGGCGTAGATAAGTTCTACAAATACGATGGACGCACCCAGACTTTGCGCTGCGACTTGCGACAGTACATTTTTGGTGATATCAACACCTCCCAGCTTGACCAAGTGTGTTCTGGCACAAACGAAGGCTTTAACGAGGTCTGGTGGTTTTATTGTTCTGCAAATTCGACACAAGTTGACCGTTACGTGGTGTACAACTACCTTGAAGACAATTGGTACTACGGCACGATGGGGCGTACGGCTTGGCTGGATTCCGGCTTAATAAACAGCCCGCTTGCTGCTACGTACTCAAACAACTTGGTCAACCATGAGGTGGGCTACGACGACAATACTTCGGGCACCCCGTTGCCAATAGAGGCGTTTATCACATCTGCTGAGTTTGACATTGAGGATGGCGACCACTTTATGTTTATCCGTCGCATTTTGCCGGATGTGACGTTTAGGGGCTCTACGGTAGAAAACCCGTCTATTACCATGACGCTGTACCCACTAGCAAACTCAGGTTCTGGGTATAGTGACCCTGCCTCTGAGGGCGGCGTGAATTACGCTGATGTAACCCGCACTGCTGAAGTTCCTGTGGAACAGTTTACGGGGCAAGTATTTGTGCGCGTTCGTGGGCGTCAATTGGCTATAAAAGTGGCATCAACTGATCTTGGCGTCTCGTGGCAGCTTGGCACTCCACGTATGGATATCCGTCAGGACGGGAGACGTTAACTTGCGCCGTAGTTTTATTAACCAATCAGCACCGCCAGCCTTGCCTCTGGCACGAGATGAGTATGACCGCGCGTACCAAGATCAGCTTAACAATGTGCTAAGAATTTATTTTGTGCAGTTGAACGCTGCGCTTAATTCGTTACAAGCACCCCCAGTTTATTCGGTGGCAATGCTACCAAGCGCCTCTGACTATGGGGTGGGCGCAAGGTCATTCGTAACTGATGCAACTGGCCCTACATTTGGCAGTATCGTTGTAGGTGGTGGAGCGGTTAAAGTACCCGTGTATTCAGACGGAACCAATTGGAGAGTGGGATGAAGCCGCACCACGTTAACAGTAAACAGCACATGCTATCTAACAACGACATCTTGTTAGTGGCCGCTTGGGATCACCCAGATTCAGCAAAAGAACATTACAAACAAGCAGGAAGCCCAGAACAAATTACGCCGCAGATGCTGCTTTTTACGATTTTTAGTAAGCTGTTTGCACAGCCTAACGTAATTAGATTGAGAGAAGGCAACACTCTGTTCACCATAACGGCAGGTGAAAAAGGCGCTATGTTCATGATGTTTGACGCTGACACACCTAACAACACGATTAACAACATGACCGTAGCTTGTGAAGCTGCTCGTAAGATGGGGTTTAAAAAACTTATTGCCCCAGTAGAAAATGACACGGTAAAAAAGATGTCGCGTAGAGCGTTTGGAAGAAGCAAAAAAGCTGGCGATAGCTACAGCGTTAAAGGTGATCTAGTCATAGTGGAGCTTGGTAATGGCTAATAGTGGCATTCCAATTGTTCAGGACGTTGGCCGTATTGGTGGCCAAGTCGTAGATAGCACCTTAAATGTTGTTAGTAACGTTATTAAAAATCCTTTGCCCGTTGTCACGATGGTGGCGGCAACTTGGGCGCTTGGCCCCTCTGGGTTCGCTTTAACGAGTTCAACAGCTACGGCTGCTGCTTTGGCTGCGGGGTCTATTGCTGCTTACAACGGCAAGAATGTAGGGGATATCGCTAAGAGCGCTTTGCTCGCTTACGGCGGTGCCGAGTTTGCAAAATACACGGGGGCTGGGGATTTTACGGCCTCAATTGGAAACAGCATCGGTGGTACTACAGGTTCAGCAGTTGCATCGGGATTAAATAACGCTTTTTTTAACTCCAGCGTAGCTGCTCTTGGTGGTAAGAATGTTGGTGAAGCGTTCGGTGCAGGTTTTCTAGGCGGCGCTGCTGGTTCCCTTGCGGGTTCCGCCATGAATTCCGAAACGGGGCAAAGCTTCTTCGGGGATGTAAAAAGCTCATTTGGCTTAAACGATAGCCAGATGAAATATATCCAAGGCGGCGCTACCGCTATGGGTACAGCCGCTATTTCTGGTCAAGACCCACAAGTTGCGCTCACGAACTACGTAGCGCAGAACGTTGCCAGTATAGGTAAAACGGAAATTGGCAAACAATTTACTTCCGCTAAAAACTACTTTGTAGATTCATACAACGCTTGGGAAACCGCTAAAGAAGACCAGCAAAGCATTATTGACCGAAGAAATGCTTTGTACGAAGAAGCAAAACCAGTAGCAGACCAGTACACAGCCTTAAGAACCCAGTACGACGACATTGTAAGTAAATTAAAAGCTGACAGCGATTACGTTAAACAAAACCGTGGCGGGTACGATGCGGCAATGGCAGCGTATGAAAGTAACAAAACTAATGAAACCGTAGACCGTGTAAACGCCGAAGTTGAAAAATTAAAACCCTACACAGACAGTTTCGATAAAAACAAAGCTACCTACGATCAGCTTGAAGTTCAACTAAAAGATTTAAATACAAGGTTGACAGACTACAGCATAAGGCTCAATGGGTTTGATAGCGACATCCAGTCAAGCAACGGCAAAATTACGCAGCTATCAGACACGTTCGCTGATGCCGCAGCAAAATACGAAGGTGCTTCTAAACAAGTCGGTGAGAGCTTGGTAACGATGGCTGAGTCCGATATTAGGAAAGGCGCTCAGGCTAAAGTAGAAGACGAAGCCAAGCTTATTGAGCAAACGCAGCGTGATGATGCAGAACTCGCCATACAGAACGAGCGCCGTGGAAGGGTTCAAGTACCCAAGCCACCTGTTGAAACTATGCAACCCCCCGCTGAACCATCTACGGGCGCTGTCGATCAAGTTTCTGACAACGAGTTTTATGATTCCATAGGGATCAAGCCGGATACGGTTAAAGATACTGCTCCGGCTTCTAATGATGTGGTAGACCAGCTAGTAAATTCCGGTGTGCAAGAAACTCCTCCTACACTTGAGGAAATAGCTACTACAGGTAGTCAACCCGTAACCACTAGCCCCGACGAGGAAGTAATTCCAGAAGAAACTTGGACTCCTCCTACAGGGCTTCCCCCTGTAAATATACCGACTGGGATAGATAACGAAGGGGCTGATTTGGGGGGTGGCACGGAATTTAATCGTGACCAATTCTATAGAGACATAGGTATTGATCCAGCCTCCATGAAAGACGAGCCACCTATGTCTCAGGAAGATATAGATGCGATTATTCGTGGGGAAAACGTACCTGTTCAAACATCTAATGGCACGGTAAACATATCTGGCGGGAAAGTGGTTATTCCAAAACCGGTTGCGCCAGCGCCCAAACCAACTACTCCTGCCCCTACTCCTGCTCCTACTCCTACTCCTAAACCTACAGCACCCACGCCGACACAGCAAGCTAATCAATCTGGCATGCTAAATCTATTAAGTCTTTTAGACCAACAATCGCAACCGCAGCAAGTGCCTGTACAAGACCCATATGCCAAGATAAAATCATTCCAAGGCGATTTATTTGGCGAAGACATTAGCACCGACTTCCTAGGTGCTGCTACTGGTGGGTCTGTCGATGACCTGCTAAGACTATTGAGGAGCTAAAAATGGCAGATTTTGACTTACCAGATTACACAAATGACTTAGCTCCGGGGATGGTAGCAAGCCAACCGTTTGCCCTTGACGGCATTGATAATGAAAACAGCGCTGGCAATTACGGGGCTGGTAGCGCAGGCTACGGTGGGCTTGACAGTGACTGGCAACCCGTAGAGTTACAAGATGGCTCTACTATCTACCAA